ACTCGTTACGTCAAAGCTAACATTTTGACCGACAGTCATAGTGATGTCGCCAGTCCCAGTTCTTCGCCTGATCCAAATAGAATAAGTGTAGGTCAATCCACTTGTACCAGATATTGTCCTGCGAATGCCGCCATCTGCAGGGGTGGTTCCATCATTTTTCCAGGTAGATGCAGTCGTTCCACCGGCTGGGTCGTCTACCCCTGTTGCGCTGACTTTTGTCGCGGATGTGAGCGTATCCCATGCCGCGTTTGAAAAATCCTCACTATACGTCAACAAATTCGTCACCGCCGTCTTGATCAGCCCATCGCTGCCAACATACGTCCCACTACTGGCGCGGGTGTGTGTAATCAGCTGTTGGCCGCTGATAACGTCGACCAGATCCTTGCGGTCGGCAAACTGCTGATCAAGGCTCGGGCGTGTGCCAGCAATGTCCCATAGCTGGTTGCCAAAGCCGTTATATTGATTAATGGCTGTTTGTTTTGTTGCTAGCGTTCTCATCAGCCAAGTTCAGAAACGTAAAGAACTCCACTAGAACCAGAGGCACAAATTACAGCAATATTGGGACTGCCAGAAGGTACGCCAATATCTAGACGTTCTCCATTTGCAATAAAGTGACCACTTAATGTTGCGGTTTGTGATCCAGAACCTACGCTATAAAATGTATTAGTTCCAGCAGCTCGCATACTGATGCGATTAACTCCTGATGTAAGTGCCGTATTTGTATTGCCTGTGCTTACTGTAATTACTCGTGGAGTAACAGGAATTCCAAGGGGTTCAGTTTCTAGTCGACCTCCTGTAACTGTAGTTCCGCTAATAGAAATATTTCCTGAATCAACAACAATATTTCCAGACGCAATTGTTGTTACACCTGTAACACTAAGTGAATCACCACTTACCGTAGAAACCTTGTAATGGTCATATAAAATTGTTCCTTCCCATACGTTGGGCATTGTTTTGCACTGCTCTGTTTTTATTATTTTAACATCTGTTGAATCTTTTATGCTGATAAAATAAACATAAAAGAAATGCGATCATGTACATTCGTTACGTCAATGATTTGGGTAACGGGCATTCTGGTTATGCCACGATTGCATCAGGTATTCCTATCCAAACAACAGGTACTGACTCTATCGCAGTAACATCATCTGATGTAAATGGAATTGGTGTTCGTCCTGCAACAGTAGCAGGTGATGCATTTGGAAGGCTCAGGGTATCAAACCCATATACATTATTTGACTCATCTCAACGCTATCATGATAACGGATTGTGGGCTACATCAACTGGTGTAAGCGGAGCCGCAACCTTTAATGCAGACCAAGGTCTAGTTGACATGACTCTTGGTACTACATCAGGTGATTTTGTATTACGTGAAACTTATAAAGTGTTTCCGTACCAGCCTGGTAAATCACTTCTGACAATGAATACATTTGTCATGGAGTCTGGTCAAGAAAACCAACGGCAACGTGTTGGTTACTTCTCTTCAAGCAACGGTATCTTTATTGAGCAAAGCGGAGTAGCGTCACCTGCAATCGTAAAGCGTTCATCAGTATCTGGTTCTGTTGTTGATACCAGAATTGAGCAAGGAGATTGGAGTATAGATACGCTCCAAGGCTCTGGGGAATCTGGATATACTTTAGATCTAACCAAAGCTCAAATCTTCTGGGCAGACCTTGAATGGTTGGGTGTTGGTACTGTTAGGGCTGGCTTTGTTATTGATGGTGAATTTGTACATTGTCATTCATTTCATCATGCAAATAAAATTGAAAGTACTTATATAACAACGGCATCACTGCCATGTCGTTATGAAATTGAAAACTTAGATACTGTTAGTGCCAGCGGTACATTAAAGCAAATTTGTTCAACAGTATTGTCAGAAGGTGGTTATCAACTTATAGGTGAGCCACACTCAGTGGCGACACCTATTACATCTCCTTATACTTTATCAAGCAGTGGTGTTAACTATCCCGTTGCATCCATTAGATTAAAGTCAAGTGATTCAGATGCAATTGTAATCCCAGTAGGAATTAATGTACTTGCTATTACCAATAACACAAAATACAGGTGGTCAGTTGTTAAAAATGGAACAACTTCTGGAGGTACTTGGTCTGATTTAGGTTCAACTTCATCAGTTCAATACAACCTCAGTGGCACATCCTTTAGTGGTGGTAACGTATTAGCTCAAGGCTATGTTGTCGGTTCTAATCAGGGGTCTACTGCTACTGCTGTAGATCGTACAAACTTGTTTAAATTTCAACTTGAACGTGAGCCTTTTACGCCAACACCTTATGAGTTAACTGTTGTTGTTAGCGCTGACTCTGACAGTTCTGACTTTGTAGCAGCAATTGATTGGGAAGAAGTTTGATAAAATAACAATATCAACAAAATAACTATGTATACTCCTGCACCAGGTATGCAACTCGCTGATGTTGCCTTGAAGCAACCTGAGGAAGCTGCAAGTAAACCCAAAGCATCATTAAAACAAAAGCCTAAAACAAATCTTGATCAATTCATTCGTGAATTAACTGGTCTTGCTTCGTATATGAATGAGCTTAGGCTCCAGGCTCACTTAATTCATTTCAATTACGAGGCAGGTAATTTTCTTGGGGTGCATAAATTTCTTAAGAAACAATATCTTGCCCATGAAGAACACTTTGATCGCATCGGTGAACTAATCCGTTCTATGGATTATTTTTTACCTATGTGTTCAGAAGGACTGCGTGAAGCATGTCCTTCGTTTAAACATGTGAAGAAGTACCAGGCAAAAGATATGTTGCTTACGTATCTAAGTAACCTGGAAGATCTTGGTATGGCAACTAAAAAAACTGAGGCTGCTGCTGCCAAAATCAAAGCTATTGACGTTCAGAACTATCTCAGTGAGTTGTGTGAACACGCATTTAAATCCGCTTGGATGGTAAAGGCATCTTTAAGAGGCTGAGCGATGAGCAACGAATCCAAACTCCTGACACTGCTCGCCGAGCAGATTGAGCACTGCAAAGCGCAGGATTTCACTGACGCTGAAATAGCTCAGGCTGTAATTGATAGCACTGCTGATTGGTTTGAAGACACTCTGAGCCTAATCGGCATGTCGCCTGTTGTTATCCCAACGCTTATGCGTTGGCAAGCACATCAACATGAGCACCTCCAATGAAAGAATCACAACGCACAAGTCGCTTTGTCGAGCTGCGCGACCACGACCACCTAGCCGAGATTGACTCCTTCCTGGAAGTCACCGAATGGCACAATGGCGAGGGGTTTGACTTGCATCTCAGTCGCGGTGAGCAGTCGATCAACCTGAGCTGGGGCGAGTGGTCGGCATTGCTCGTTGCGCTCGGTGACTGGATTGACCAGCGTCAGCCTGAATCAACGTGCCCGCACATCATCTCCACCAACGAAGGCACGAGCTACTGCAAACTGGCGGAATCGACCGCTGAATTGCTCGCAAAGCTGCGCAGCTAAAGCTAAACTGAACAAGCCATTTGTATCGGTCAAGCATCCCAGTCGGCAGCTGGGTTACCAAGTCGGGTAAGGCGCGTGAGCCTCCGACACTTCTGCTATCACTAGGCCAGGGTGTAAGCCCTGGTTTTTTTTGTTCACGCAAAGGGAACATCTTGTTTGATTATATACAAAAAATCCCGGTAGTTAACCGGGAAATGTATCCGTAACCACTCCAGAGACTCTTTGTTCAAGGAAGGGATTTGGACTATTATCCCTAGAGCTTTATTGCTCTGGTGTCAGCATATCATGACATTGGGAATTGCCGTCAAACTTGATGTGATCCAACAAGCTACCTGTAGGTTTAAATTTGTTGGCTGCAAACTTTTCTACGGTCTGCTCCAGGGCTTCAATCGTTTCAAGCCGTGAGACGCAATCAACCAATGCACTGAGGGTAACCGGGTGCTCAATACGGGAACCAAACGCTACAGCCTCACGAAGATGTGCTGCAGCAGCATTAATTGATTCCTTGACGGAACTACTAAGGGCCATGGATAGTTTTAAAACTACAACTAATCTAATCTAAATATTACAGTTTAACAACAAAAATAAAGTCGTCATACCGACCCTTTGTAGTACGGACATCATACAACTGAACATTCTTTTGCATATCTTTATCTAAAGCATTTGTTAATACTTTGGCATCTTCGTCTGGGTTCTGAATATCTTCAATTGCCAGCACACCACCTGGATTAAGTAAAGGCAGATACTGTTTAACGGTAAACAATTGGCTTGTTAATGTGTGAGGACCATCGTCAATAATGACATCAAACCCACCCCATTCAACTTTTAAATCTTCAACAAACTTAGTGTCATACGCATTACCTTCATAGAATGAGTAATCGTTTTCATTTTGATCCATGCACTGCCAAATCCATGGATTTACAATATCAACAAGATCAACAAGGCATAAAGAAAACTTCGGCAAATAACTTTGCCACAACAGTGATGACCCTCCATGTTGCACGCCAATCTCAAGTAGCTGACCTTGCTTGTCAACAAATGAAGAAAGGATTTCCTCATAGATCCCTGTGTAGTTGTGAATTGTATTCTTGTCGGTGCCACCAGGCTTACCGAAGCCATTGATGTTGTATTCATCAATGATATCTACCAGGGTATCAGACGGTTGCATCCACTTGGGTTTAGTCATTAGTTGATCTCCTTGACTTCGATGGTGGGAAGCATAGTAATGATACGACCACGATAGCGTGGACGCAGAGAAGATTCAATAAAATCTTTAAAATTATGTGCCAGGACAATCAAGTTGTCTGGTTGATCTCGATACAAATATTCACGATCTTTGATTGGAAACCCTGTGCCACCAATAAACTTGCTTTGTTTTGATGGCGTATCATCAACGACATACGCACCAGGGACATTGAGGTAATTGAGACCTAAAGCGTTGAGATATACTGTGCCTTTAGCTGCTGCACCAAAGAATGCAGTACGTCCTTGCAATTGCTGGATCCAATCAAGATCATTGACAATTTTTTCTTTTACTTCAAAATCAAAGATGTCGTAATTAAAGTCGAACTCAGCATTTACAAAACCATCTGCTGCACCATCTGGTGCCGACGCTTCTTTATTGGTCATCCATAGGAGCATGCTTCCGCCATGGATGTCAGTCTCTTTGGCATAAATAATTTTTAAACCGTACTGTTTAAAGAGCTTTATCAGGGGAGTAACAAGCCAGTAATAGTAATGCTCGTGGTAAAACTGATCAAACTGTAATGTCTTTAATGTATTCAATGTATATGGAAACTCCAGGATCCAAACACCGTCAAGGTGTTTTTGAATACCACGCAAAAATTTGTGGATGTTTTTGGTATGCTGGAAGACATTTGTTGATGTAATAATATTTGCTTTAGGCAGATCTATCTCGTCTGAAAAGAAACCATGGACAAACTCAATTCCTTTTGCTTCGTTGGTTTCTTTGAATGACTCACTGGCATCAACGTTAATGCAACGCAACTGTTTTTTACCTGCACATTCTTGAAATGTTTCGAGCAAGGTGCCATCATTGCCACCAATATCAATAACTACATCATGCCGTAAGTGTGTTAATGAATTATAAAGTTTTTTGCAGTGATCCTTATAGGGTTTGCTGACGCCTGAATTATAAACATAATCTTTATATAGCAATCGTGGGTTTACTGCCGTATCTAAGTGAATGCATTTATCGTCATCAATAGTTGCACGCAGCGAATACCGTTTAGCAAGAAGAGATTCTTCCCTGGAATTGTGCAGTTGGTTTGCCAGGGGTTGGTATCCTAAATCCAAAAACACACTATCATCACATCCATCGCAATTGCTCTGTTCGGACTGGGTCGAACTGCCAGTATTGGATTGGATGGTTTTTATGAAAAGGTGTTCGATAAACTTCATTGCCAGGTAAACCGCCCCACTTCTTCGTATAGTAGTCCAAATTTGCTGCGAATGTATACTGATTTTTTTGTTTAAAAGTTTCGCAACTATTAAGAGTGCTGCTGCGGATGTGACAATTATTTAACGGAAAAGATGTCATTGACACACCAGCAAGCTTCTGACGGTAGCGGTAGTCATTGTCTTCAAAATAACCTGGGTAGAAATTTTCATCAAGAAGACCAACCTCTTGAATTAACTTTGGGGTTAAAACGATTCCACACATTTCATCATCGCCTTGTCCCAGGGTCATGCCATTGGGGTGGCTATCAATAGCAATGGACAGACGCTCAAGTTCACCACGGGCTAGGTACCAGTCAAATCCAGTAAATAACCAATAGTTGAAACTGGTGTTTTGTTTGATTACTAGGTTAACTGCACCAGGGTAGCCGGTGTTCTGATTAGTTGTTAGTACTTTTATGTCATCAATGTATTTAGATTTTTTATCAAAGATTTTTTCTAGGGTTTTTTTAACTGTTTGATCTTGGCCGCAAGAGTTGTCAATAATGAAGTATGTGCCAACGGGATAGTCAATTGACTTGAAATGCTGGTAAAGTTTACTGCCATCGCGCAGTACAGCAGTACAGATGTTCTCAATCATGGTGTTGTCAGCTGTATAAGTGACACATCAATTGCTGCCACACACAGAAAGCATACCAAAAATAAACCAATAATCAAATCTACCTTTATTTAAGTTTTGATATAGAATAAAACTAATATACGCAACTTCTAATGGTTGTCGCCAAAGACTCTGAAACAGTCCTAGATATTTACCAGCGCGATCCAGAGCTATTCAATCAACTCAACCAGAAGCCTGCACGGATCACACTCAACGGTAAAAGACACTATAATACTCCGTTTTATACTGGTCCAGCAGCTAGTGTTACCACCATAATTTCTGATACTGCATCTGAAGTCAATAAGAAAAAGCTTGAGATGTGGTCCAAAAATAACCCAGGAGTTAAAGAGCAAGCTGCTGAAAGGGGTACTGCAATCCATAGTTGTATGGAGCATTACCTAAAGAAAGAAGATTTTGAGGTGCCAGAAGACTATATGGACTTCTGGGATGGTATGCCTAAAATCTTGGATCAGTTCCAGGAGGTGATCTGGGCTGAAACTCCTCTACTCGACAAATATCAATTTGCTTTATCAGCGGATGGTGTGGGTAGGGTTTGGGGTCGTGATAATGAAGATAGGCCATGGGTTGGTAGTCCTGACATCATTGGTATTGCAAATAACAAACTTACACTTGCTGACTTGAAGACCAGTGTCAAACCTTATAGCAGGTGGTGGCCCAAGAATTTGGAGAAAGGTAGTACGCAATGGCGAGATCTCCTTTCAGGTAATATGAAGTTTAAAAAGGCTTGTCTCCAGATGGGAGCTTACGACTTGGGTATCCAACAAACATTGGGTATGAAGGTGCAACAAGCTGCTGTAATTGTTTCGACTCCAACAAAAACACAACTATTTAAGGTATCGCGTCGTGCATTGGACGCATATAATGAGAAGTGGTTGAAAGTAGTAAAGCAGTACTACGAACAGATCAACAACTGTGCAGTGTATGACCCTGACTTGGTGTAAAGATCACAAGAAGAACCTGCAAAACTTGACTATTTAAAAAAACATTATGATCACAATTTGCTATAATATTATTAAAAGTAAAAATTTTTTGTTAAATTACTTTGGGGTATAAATCATGGCTAACGTTTCTCAGGATTACAATGCTGGAACATTCATCGATGACGAAGGTCAATCAGGTGCAACTGAAGGTACTTTTACCAGTCAAGATTTAAATCAGTTCCAAGAACTGTTAAATCGTCTTACGTCATCTAAGATGACACAACAGAAACAAAAGTCAAAAGAAGGTCGTAAAGATATCTATGCTGGTGGTCTTGCCAGTATGATGAGGAATTTTTAATACAGTAGTAAAAAAACTACATTAAAACTTTATCTGTGGTATGACTAATTTGACATGATACCGTGGATCCGTGTTTTTATATCTGACTGTATTGATGCTGTTATAAAGTGGCTCAAACGTGTGTGGTTTGAATCCAAGCTAAAAGCACGTCTAACAATGATCGAATGGCAACATAAAATTAAATTTGAAAAGGAATTGGAAGACAATTTTAAACCCATCTATAGTGAAGAGCCGCACCAGGGGCCTGGGACTGAGGCTGCAAAACTGGGTGGTCCAATGAGACTCACCGCAAAATGGGTAAAGGAAAACAAAAACTAAATTTAGCAAATCCTTAGCCAAATCTTGGCTAGGGTTTCGTAGGATGAAAGAAACAACCGAAGATGTCCCCATGGAAATTACCGTGCATGAGGGGCAGTGGATTGCGTCAATAGAGCAGTTGATGGAGACTGCAGCTAAAGACGACATCTTTCTGCTGCCATCAATTATTCATCTTCACGCGTTTGAGGAAGTTAACAAAGAATTCTTTCCAGACAAAACCTTTCGAGCTAAACTGAACTTTTAATTCAAGATGATGAGCCAAAATTTACTCTCCCTTCGCCCTGGTGAAATTCGTCTTGATCTTCTCAATATCGATTGGCCGCTAACTGCGTTAAACAGGAACAAGGCTCCGTATATTCCTGGATGGCAAAACAAACCACTTTCGCCCCAGGAGATTGAAACTGAGATTACTGAGGACAGGTGTAAAGCTATTGGCCTGATGGGTGGTCCTGTCTTCAATGAACCCTATGGTCATGTATGGGTTGATATTGATGGTGAATCAGTATACAAAACCATTGAAGAGGTATCGCAACAAACAGTTGAAGAAGCCTTACCCAAAACACTGACCATTTGTAGTGGTAAGCCTGGTCGTGAACGAATGCTATACAAGTTATCCAAAGATAAATGGAAGCATTTTGCGCGTAACAAATATGTATGGCATGCAGAAGGTGATAATGAAAAACTAGAAATTTTATGGAAGCGGCACCAGGGTGTGCTAATGGGTTTGCATCCTGAAACTGAGGGGTACTACACCAAAGAAGGCTGTGACTTTGGCTGGGTAGATAAACTGCCTGAGCTTCCGCAGTGGTTAATGAATAACATCATTAACAAAAACGTAAGGCAAGGTAGTCCGTTCCAGCAAACATCCAGGATTTTTGGCCCTAATTTTGCCATCAACTCCTACATGTCAATTGAACGGCAGATGAAAAGGGCAAAAGAAGCGTTATGGACCTTGCCTCCTGATGCAGCGGATGACTATGACACCTGGATCATTATTGGACAATCACTACATTCATTAGACGAGAGTCTACTTGAGGAATGGGATGAGTGGTCCAAGCAATCCGATAAATACATGCAAGGTGAATGCCAAAGACGGTGGCAGTCATTCTCTAAGGGTGGTGGCAGGACCATGGCATCGTTGATTGCTATGGCAAAAGAAAATGGCTGGCAAGATCCCGAAGCATCAAAAGAACATATGGTTACCAATGTAGATGACGATAGCGTTGAACGTTTGATCCGTGAACTGGAAGAAGGGGTTGGCATGCCAGACAACAAATCAGTGTTGGAAAAACCAAAGAAAAAGAAAAAAGAAAAGCGTAATGATTGGTTCACTAATGCAGTAAAAGCAAATCAAGAGGACGACAAGAAACCAAGTCGTAACCCTTCCAGTGACACAATTGCTGCAATGTTATTGGGTCAGTACCAGGGGAACCTGTTGTACTCGAAAATGCATGATCAGTTCTTTATGTATGGTGCCAAGGGGCCAGGGCTTTGGGCTGGTCTGATGGAGATCGAAGTTAAGTCTGACATCAAGAATAAGTTGGATGAGATTAAAGGTGCATTGCTACCTCGTGGTTATTCCATGAATCTGATCAATGACATTTATCTGCAGTTAAAGTTGGCAGTGCCGTTTGATGATTGGTCGGAAGATAAGAACTTGCTTTTGTTTAATAACGGTGTACTGAATATTAGTGAACGCAGGTTAATGCCATTTGATAAAGAACTGTATATGACCCAGCGCTTACCCTATGATTACGACCCATCTGCTAAGTGTGAACCAATCATTCAATGGTTGAAGAATACGCAGGATAACAACTGGAAGCGTGTGCAGGTGCTAAGGGCATGGCTTCGTGCTGTACTCCTTAGCTGCTCTGATATCCAGAAGTTTGTTGAGATTGTCGGACCAGGGAAATCAGGTAAGTCTAGTTATGCCAACCTTGCTCATGCATTGGTAGGTGATCAGAACGCAATGATCTCTAGCCTTGAGCATCTGGAAAAGAATAGGTTTGAGACAGCAAATATCTATAAGAAGAAGCTGTTGCTGTTCAATGATGTTGAGCGTTATGGCGGATCGGTTTCAGTACTGAAAGCATTGACTGGTCGTGACCTGATCCGTAATGAGCAGAAGTACCAGACTGATAAGCAGAAGCCATTTAAATTTGATGGCTTGGTCATGATTACAGCTAATGAACCAATCCAAACAACGGATCCAACCTCTGGTCTTGCCAGGCGTCGTCTCACGATTCCATTCAACAATCCATTCAAGGGCAGCTCCAGAGAGCAGAAAGTGTTGATTGATATGGATGATAAAGGGAATGCCTTCGGGGAATTTGCTCCGATGCTTCCCGGTTTGGTCAACTGGGTGCTTGAAATGCCTCATGAAGAAATGCGTGAGTATCTTATGGAAACAGCAAAGAGTGTTCCTTTCTATGCTCAATACAACACTGAGCAAACTCTTAAATCCAACCCTGTGATGGATTGGTTGCATCACTGCATTGTGTTTGACGTAAACGCTCGTGCATCTGTTGGTCTTGCGAAGCACGCACCACGGGAAGCATCGACAATATATGCAAACACTGACAAATGGTTGTATGCTTCTTACTGTGAATTCACTAAGAATTCAAATGGTAATGTTTTAGGGCGTTCCAGGTTTGAGACGTTGTTGCTTGACATCTGTAACCACCAGCTAGGTGTCAATGTTTACAAGTATCGCAACTCTCGGTCAATGTTTCTTGTGAACATTGCAATACGCAACAGTAATGCCAAGTATGAAACCTATCCCTCAATCGTTGAAGTGGGTCTTCATAAAGATGAATATGAGCAGTTTTATGGTCCGGGGGTGATTGCCTATGTTTCACCTAATGAAAAGTACAGCAAGGAGGCAGAGGAGTGACGGTAGGTAAGCACCTTATTCTTGACCTGTATCAATGCGATACAGGGCTTCTTGATGATTACAACTTCTTGTATAAGGTGATGTATGAAGCAATTGAATTAACTGGTGCCAAGATTCTTAATCACGTAGGGCATGAGTTCGAGCCCCAGGGGGCAACACTATTGTTCCTGTTGTCAGAGTCACATGCATCCATTCACACATGGCCCGAGAAGGGCTATGCGGCTATTGACATATACACATGCAGTAATAAATGTTTGGTGCAGAATATCATCAACTATCTGCTGGTAAAACTAAAAAGTACGAGTTATCAGGTAAAAGAATTAAATCGTAGCACTGTAAAAACTAACGATAGTTAAGCTGCTGTTCTAGCTCGCGAATTTTTTTATCTTTGGGATTTTCAATACCCATGGCAGAACTAAGTGCACCACCTCCAGCAAGACCTGCGACAACGCCAATCTCATCACCAACAAAGCGGCCTATTGCTCTACCAACATTCTCACCAGTAACAGCTTTGGCATCATCAAGCAGAGATCCAAAAACACGACCCATATCAATTGATGTGCCAGGGACGGTTTTTCCTTGTTGTAATTCTGCCATCCTGGCAATATTTTGATCTAGATTTTCTACAGCTTCTCTTGCAATAACATTTTCAACTTTTGCGTAATTGGTGTTAATTGCATTAGCTATTTGGTTTTTGAGTTGAGTTTTTAGCTTGGGGTCCAGTGTTTCGTATGTGTCTAATACGGCTTTTACCTGCGTTCCTTTTTGAATCATTGGTAATTGCTGTTGGAACTCTTGTGCAGTAATGCCGTATTTTTGAGCAAATACTGTTGGATTAGAAATAGCTTCTTGCGCCATCCTGGCTGAGGTCTGTTCAATAATTTCTTTTTTAACCATCCCTTTGCCTTGACGCATTAACTCCCGGCCTCCTTGGGCTAAAGTTTTTTGACCAGCCGTCCTACCAAGCATTGCCAAAAGTCCTTCTTGGTTTTTTAACGGTAGTGCTGGTCCTGATAGACTTTTATTATTCATCAATAGATGAATATTTTTACCAAGTCGCGCACCAAGGCGTGTGCCTAACATACCAAGGCCAACACCACCTGCCATAGCACCTAGGGTTTGAATACCTACTTGTGGCAGTGGTGTGTCAGTGCCTAGCATACCGACACCAGCCAATCCACCACCTAGAATGCCCTCCATTGCTTCTTGGGCCAACTCATTATTTTGAAGCTCTAAAAACTTACCAGCTAAGTTCATATCTGTTTGTTTTTTATTATTCTAAAACATCCAATCAATGGTTATACTTTAGATAGTTTTTCTATCTGAAATGTCTAAAAAACCTAAAATTCTTTGGGTAGCAGATTTCGCAGCCATGACAGGCTTCGGTCGAGTAAGTGGTGCTGTTCTGCCCAGGCTTAAAGATAAGTATGAAATTGTAGTGCTCGCTTGCAATTGGCACGGGGATCCGGTACCAGAGCAAAAAGAATTTAAGATGTACCCTGCTGCTAATAAGTTCCAGCAAGCACCCTTTGGTGAGCAGCGTATCCGTGAAATCGTAGAGAAAGAACAACCAGACATTGTGTTTACGTTAAATGATCCTTGGATTGCTTCAGGACAATATAATCAAATTAAAGATCTGCACCAGCAGAAGAAGTTTAAATTTGTTGGCTATCTGACCATGGATAGCTACAACTGGATTGGTGGTATTGATCCTCATATCAATGAGTGGGATTCACTGATTGCATTTACAGAGTTTGGTGGACATGAATTTTTAAAGGCCGGTATCCAGCGGCCTGTCACAATTATTCCCCATGGTCTGGATACTGATGTGTTCTATCCCATGGACAAAGCAGAAGCACGTAAAAAACTAGGTCTGCCGGAAGACATCTTTATTGTGCTGAACGCAAACCGTAACCAGTTCCGCAAGCGTCAAGACATCACTATCACTGGCTTTTCCAAGTTTGCTGTAGGACGTGAAGATACCCGTCTTTATATGCATTGCGGGCTCAAAGATCAAGGCTGGGATCTAATGCAATTGTTTGGTAGGGAAATGCTAAAGCAAGGTCTTGACCCTAATGGCAGGATCATCATGACAACTAATAGCTCTAATCCTCCAAGCGTATCGGTTGAAATGCTGAATACGATTTATAACGCAGCAGATGTTTCTGTCAATACTGCCAAGGGAGGAGGATGGGAGCTTATCAACTTTGAGTCTGCTGCATGCCGGGTTGCTCAAGTCGTACCAGATCACACCAGTACTAAGGAAATTTTTGAAGGGTATGGCAAGTTGATTCGCACTGAGCATGTGGATGTAGATCCCAATTACGCAAGGGAGATGCATTGTCCCTCCAGTGATCACTTTGCTGAGATCCTTACTGAGCTGTACAAGGACCGTGACCTACTGGATGCCACTGCACAGGCCTGCTATGACCGTGTGACAAGCGAAGAGTTCAGCTGGGATACGATCGCCCATCAATTTGATGAGGAGTTCCAGGAGGCCCTGAAGGTACCTGCAGTAAAGCTGAAGCGTTCTTCCAAGAAGAAAAGTAAAAAGGATAAAGAACTGGTTAACGCATAACGTCTCAAGCAAGACTCATTACTAGACCCTGCCGCAAGGTGGGGTTTTTTAATGTAATTTTAGTTCAGGTGTACCAGGAAATGGCTGGAGGGGGGTGCAGAAGTGTGGACTTGGGGGGCATTTTCCCTTATATAGAGCCAAACGATAATTTGGGCAACGATAATTTGGGATGAATGGTCCTGGTGCTGAAACATCCGAATTTCGGTGGTTACAACAGGAAGGCGCTGAGTCCCATGTGTCTAAAGCTAATAACCATTTTTGACGCCCCAAATTATCGTTTCTTTCAATAAAGAGAAAAACATACCCAGATCTCCACTTCTACACACTCAAACAGCTCAAACCATCGCAATATGCGTTAGAATGGGACAAAATACATGGTTTTTGTTACGTGGCGAACCCTTTCAGTGACCGAAAATGTCGCAGGCGCTATGCCAAAGAAGCTCTGAACTACAGACCTTTGACTTCCCTGGAACCAGAGGTAATGGATAAGGAGGGGTACTACTACGGTCACCCATGCCCCCTGGGTCACAACATCAGGGATAAGACCAAGCACTGGTGCTACAGGTGCGTATGGCGCATCAGAAGCAATATTTGTGGGATAGACGTGAACTACATGCATATGGACTACAACCGTCTCGCTAATTCAATCTGGACCCAAATTGAGACTGAAGATCCAGGGGACTGCTGGGACACCCACACCCTTTCTGAGTATGTTTACTCATCTTCTTACAGGACTCAGTCCAGTGGTAGGCGTACAGATCGAATGAGTACCCATAAGGCCATCTACAACATGACTTGGGGGGATGTCGGCTCCATGACGGTGACCCGTACGTGTGGAAATAAAAAATGTCTCAACCCTCTTCATTTGGTCTCAAGTTGGAATAACCCAAATCGACTCAGGAATCTTATGTACTTCGACACCGAGTTTAATTTTGAAAAAATCAAAGCTATGCAAGAGCGTACACAGAGGGGTGAGTCTACAGATCCTTTGATCATGACCTATAAAAAGAACATTATTTCCGATCCCAGGCATGTTGAAATTTCCCAGTCTTACAATGAAGAATATGTAGAAAGCACTTAATGGCACGCAATAGTTTATCAAAGCAAAATACAAGATCAGCTAAGAATCCATTCAGCTTAGGTTCCTTTGGTGAACTGACGCTTCGTTATCTGACCGGATCCCTGGGACCAAAGAATAAAGTAATTAGTGGTGGCTATGGCGAAGGTGAGTACAACCATTGGTATAGCATCACACTGACTCGGCCTGGATGGATTGTTGTTATTAAGGGTGGCACCAGGCCCAAGTACATCAATGTTTCTGCGTATGATCTGAATCGCAACCCTATTGAAGGCCGTAGTATTTTTGATGCTGATTCAGTAGCTGTTAACGATGCAGTTGGAAAGTATTATCCGTATTTAGATACGGTAATGGCTACTCAGTCTGACCTGTATAACACCTACGAAAGATTAAGAATTGATAAAGGAGATGAGCGTTATTACCCCCTGGAGAAAGGAACGTATCTGATTTGTGTATCGGCTACCAGGAATGAGGGTATTAATTATGGTGTTGGAATTGTTGTTGAATTTCCAGTCACCGAAGTTTTCATCATGTTGGAAGACAACGATGGAAGCTTGATGCTTACTGAGACAGATATTGATGTTACAAATACTATTGATATTGCTTCTCCTGTAACCGTTCCATTTGTGATACCTGATAATTTCAACGCTTTTACTAAAACAAGCTGCACAATTACAAATGCAGGTTCGGTTGAAATACCAGAGGGTTCCTCTTGGTTTATTGGTGAAGTAATTCTTGATAGAGATTTCTTTAGGTTTATCTGCGAACCAGGTAATGATTTGTATTACGAGACCATTCATGACCACTCCTTGTCCGAATGGAGAGATGCCTGGAATGCAACCCATAAAACAGATAATGAACCATTCCCTGCGGAGTTCGTACCCTACGCCAATCGCCCTTAAACCAAAATTATTTTATTAGGGAGGCAACTTTAAAATATATGCCTAGAGTAATGGAAGAAATTGGCCCAGGGATAATGCCTGGCATAAGATATTAAGTTGTTTCTTTTGATCTAATTGCCTATAAAATCTGTTACGCTAATAAAAACAGATTAAGGTATGGCATCTTTAATTGCAAATCTTCCGCCAACCAAGGTGTGGGTTAGAAAAGAATACTTGCGCGACATGCGTGATGGCTTTGGTGAGTATGCTCTTGGCTATTGGGTTTCTGTTAAATCTTTACCAGGGCGAACATTTTATTTCGAAACTTATTTGCCTGAATATTGCGCTTTGTATGATAAGTTACCAATCTCAGCTTTTCTAGCATGGGATTCAGATTCTCCTAAAGAACCCCAAAAGCCTGAACTTGATTTGCCTTTAGAGGAGCTTCAATTTTGGAATTGCTTTAGCTATGACATTACTTTGTTGGAAAAAAATCTTACCTACACAATGGGGTGGGAAGTGCGTACCAAGACGCATGGCTCCATGTCTGGTAACTATCTTTTCACTATTGATAGCTACAACAGCGACCGCAACAGCGCAGACCTTACCTTCTCGGAAGTTTCAGACGAACACAAATCCTTCAACATCATTGAGTTGCAAAACGGTCAGTATGCGGCGTATCCAAACAACCGATGCCGTATTATTGATCCTTCTTTGTCGCCCGAAACGATTAAAACCCCCGACTTCCTTGTCTCCACCCGATACTTTAACGTGGAGTACCCCAACGCAAAATGGGGAAGGTTAGGAGAATCAGAAGAGTATTTCTGGGAAACAGAAACAGAAAAAAATAAGTATAAACCCTTTGTTCCTCATGATGAAGAATTTGATAGGTGATTATAGAATAAAGGTAAACCTACAGGTTACCCATGGACAAGCTTAACGAAATTGTGGAGTTTGCACTGGCACTTCACGCTGCTGCATCAATTATTGTTGCTGTCACCCCCACTCCCAAAGATGACCAAATTCTTGGCAAGGCTTACAAAGTAATCGAGTTCTTTGCTCTGGCTATTGGTAAGGCTAAGCAAAAGTGATCAGTTGACAGGCTGGTACCACCAAACACAACCATTCTGATTTTCAATTGCTTTACGTAAGGCATAAGCCTCATCCTTTGAAAGGGTGAGGCATTTCCTTTCGTCTTTCAATTCATAACAGACATTTACATTGATGTCTGGATTTTTTGTTACTTTCATGGCTTGACGGCTAAGTACCACCCGGTTGACTTTCCTTCGACTTCCCAACGGCGTAACCAATTCTTGCGGCTGTATTTTACCTTAACGCCACGCTTGGCTTCGGTAGAAACGTAACCACCGTTAATAAGGTCAGCTTCACCGTATGGATCATTCATGATGATGTGATCCTTATCGAATCCAATGCAGCATGTCCAATGCCCACCCCCTTTTGGTGCGCTAGCAGATCCGTAATGCAACCAACCAACTGCAAAAGGGTGGCCCTCTTTGATTTGATTTTCAAGAAGCTCTGTATTTCCCTTGGTACCAAACCACGCTGTCAGTCCCAGGTGCTGCAGGGCTTTTACCTGAGCTGTTGATGCTGTGCTGTCACCAAACTTTGCACGGATTTTATTATACTCATCATCCGTATCAACCAAGCCGTAGTAGGCAGCAATCATTGCACAACTAGATGAGAAACATTCTCGATAGCCATAACCACTTTGGTTATCTAGCTGATAAAAATACGGAACGTTTAAGACTTTACCACCAGGGGGATTTGCTGTGCATTCACGATCCATGATCTGCATCAACTTATCTGCATAATCAGGATCGGTTGCATAGCCTTCCTTTACAAGAAGTTTGGCGCACTCATTTCGATTGGCTGCACGGTTAACACCCTGGTAACCATCAAAATCTTTATACCAGCGATTGACTAGGTATTGAACGCAAGAATAAAGATCAGGGAAATTAATAAAGCCATCTTTAATGGTGACCCATTGCCCATCGATATATTCTTGGGTGTCAACAACGGTACCATCTTTACCTTTCAAGTTAAAATAATTATGCTTACCTGAGACATGCTTACCCCATCCAGATTCAAGTGCCCATTGCGCTGCAACAACTTCTGGAAATTTTGCACCAGCATCTGATGCCGCTTGCCGGATCCCATTCCATGTGTTTTGATACACGGGTTTGGGATCTACAGCAGAACGATAAAGATCAGCAAACTCATCAAGTTGTTCTTTTGTCAGTTGCTCTTGTAAATAATTCCAAGCAGCAAGTTGGTGGGGCAGTTCCTTATAGTACTTTGCCGCATCGGTTAGCTTAATTGTCATCTTAAGTAACGGCTATGTTACTTAAACTATAGCTTAATTGGACCAGGGTACACCAGCTTGTTTTGTAGGTGCGTGTTTTTCATCGAGTTGGCTCTGAAGTGCGGCTTCAATTTCTGCCATTTTTTCATCACTAAACTTTTCTTTCTAGGAAAGGATACTTAGCCTTTACTGCCAAGCACGCATCTTTGTAGGCTTGCACTTGGGCATCATCATCTTTAGCAATACCGTCTAGATAATCTTGCATCGGCGGATATTCCTTAGCACGTTGCAACCTGACGCCATGATTGAAAGCCGAAACAATGTCAGCTTCGTCGGCATCACTTATTACAGCGCGAAGGTCATGCTCAAACAAAGTCTTGCTGATGGCTTCCTTTGCTTCGTATATGACAACGCCATCCTCATCCGTCGAAGATGTAATGGCGTATGGGACGTACCACTGGCCTTTAATGAGGCGCGGAAGCGGATAATCGCTGCCGTAATTCACGATAGGATCGGACACGAAATTTTGCAGGCAATACGTACTCGTTGATTATTCTACCAGTGTCGGCGTACCTGAGCCAACCATAAAAAGATCCGATGACATGGCGCAGGCTTACTGCTTCGTTCAATGTCATTCGCTTAGTTTCTTGGCTTAATTTGCGGCGTACGCGAGGCGAGCCCCGTTATTTTCTTGGCTGGAGATCGATGAATTGTTCAGAAGCAAGCAGAAGGCCCCATTCCACTGACCCAACTGGGCATCGCCCCCCACACGGGCTACACGCCAATTGACGCCAGTCCAGAAGGGATCACCCAGATACGTCGTGCTGCTACCTCCTGGCCCACCTGCAGGCAGGAACACATCAGCAAGTGGTTGCAGTTCTTTTTGATAAGAGGCATAGCCAGAGGCCACTTGAGCATAAAACTCATAACCATCGGATGTATCATCATCAAATGCAGTTTGATCGTTGGTCAGATAAACCACCCGTTCGTAAATATTGATGCCATCAACAAAATACCAAGCGCGACCATATAGATTTTCAATACCGCGATATGCCATATAATCATCGACATGGGATACATTGTCAGTGCTGTTGACGCTATGGTTGCCGTCGCCGTCACTTTGACCGGTTGTTACCCCATATGTCCCACCAGTGTCAGATCCATTACCAATAGCTCGTTGGGAGTTGTAATCTTGGTACTCGCAAACCAGCAATGTTTGAATTGCAGCTAACTCCAAATAAGACAACACATGCCAGCCAGTGCCACGGGCTTCTGCTTCGGTGCGGAACGTAGCACGAGTTTTACTGCGGGTATTTGTTTGACCGCTAACACTAGAACTAGTTCCAGAATCATCATAGGTTTGGTATGCACCAATGTAAAAAGCATCTTTGTAACTACCGTCAGTTTTAATAAATGCTGGATGAGGCTGGAAACCTTGTGCAATTAAGGCATCACTGCAGCCCAGTTTCACTTCACGAGTGTGTACACCATTCAAGAAGCCATAACGCACGCTGAATGCTGGGATTTCAACAACAACTTGGCCATCAGTACCAGTCAAATCACTTGATACTGTGCCAGCAGCAGGTGTGGCCGTGGTCGTTGCCGCAATGCATTCCCACAAATAGCCACTATGGGTAACACGTTGACCGAGGGTAAAGGTACCAGCGGCCCATGCTGGAACACCAACACGTAGCAGTGAGTTCGTGCTTTCGCTAATTGTGCCGGTGTAAGCGGTATCAAGTGCTTCGGTTTCTACAATGCGAAGCCAGTCACCAGATTTTAGATCGCTATCATCAGCATCAAGATAATACTGAACAACACCAGAATCATTGATTACGCAACGACGAATTCGTGATTGAACATCAATATCAACAGTGCCGGTCAGATCACTGGTTTTAATACTGGTTCCAAGGAAGTAAAGACCGTAGGTGTCATCATCATGATCCCAGCCAAACACTCCTGATGAAGTAATTTGTTCCCAAGAAGGAGGTGAACCAGAACCATTAGAAACAAGCACTTGACCAGCGGTCCCAAAATTAGAACCACTAACACCCAATGCTCCATTTACTTGTATTTCAGATTGAAAAATCCCAGATACAAAAGTTGCTGTTATACCAGTGACAGTAACTCCTGTTACTGAAGTAAAGCCTGCAGAATCACCTGTAATTACATTTCCAGAAATTACTCCTGTGACTTGAACAGCACCACTAAAAACTGGGTTTTTAACTAAACCAGATATTGATACAGTTGTATCAGAACCTCCATTGGTAAAAGTAACTGAATCAACCCTTAGTTCACCGTAAGCCATTTAATTAAACCTTTTTCCTTATTTTACTTTATTTATTACGGCAAAATAACCAATGGACCTTGGATGGTAGCACCACTACTTCCACCATAAATAACACCGGAAACTGTCAAATTACCGTTAATTGTCACATTTCCATCAAAAGTACCACTAGCTTTTGGAACATAGTATTGATTCAGGTAGTCTTTAAAACCTGAAAATGTAATTTTTTTGTTACGTAAAGCAGGATCAACCTCAAAAACATGAACCAGATTCAGTAAATCTGATTCATTAATTTCAGTTCCACCAATCAGGGGAAATTCGCTTATTCGTCTATTTGCCACCTAAAGATAACCCAAGCCCTATTCAACTATTATAGACTGGATTATTTTTCTCGAATTTCAATACGAGGCAAAATATCTGTAGTAAAGTTCCAGGCTGCTTGAATACCTGTGACAATACCGCAGGATAATGCAATAACAAGAAGCAGTTCCGCAATGGTGAGATTGCGACGAACATATACAACTTCAGGCTCCCGGTTAAAGACAGGGGCTTGCTGCTGTTGCATTGCTTGTTGTTGACGGATGGCATTTTCTAGTGCCATGCGTTTCATCTCCTGGAGCTGCTCAGCAGTAATAGTAGGTTGAACAGGTTGCTGTTCAGTGGGCCGACCAGGGATATTGCTGGAAGGAACTTGATCTTCCATGGAAAGTGTGCAATCATTTTCCTAGACTTTAGCATTAATTTTTAGGGATGGAAACACAGAGTAAAACAGGAATCAAAACTGCATTACAAAATATTGCTGATGAGTTGAGAGGTATTCGTGTAGTACTTGGTGCCATGTGGCATAGCCGATACAAGAACGAAGAAACTGATGTCGCATCACCAGAAATTTATGCAGATGAATATATTTCAGTTGATGAGTGTGCTAAACGCCTTTCCGTAACAGATCAAACGATTCGTAACTGGATTCTTCAAGGTAAAAAAGATCCCAAAAAAGGCTGGGTCCAGGGGGTGCACTATATCACAATCCCAAAAGGTTCCAATAAAATGATGGTTAGGATTCCCTGGAACAATCTAATTCTTTCTTTCTATAAAGGTCCTGAAGCAAACCTGAGAACGTTTGATGCGCCTATTGCAAAAAATCTTTATACCGCAAGTAATGAATACAAGTACCAGCCAAATCCAAATGTAGCAAAACCCTCTGACGTTAACAAATGATATGTCCCATCGTTTTGACCTGTTTGACATTGATCATGTCACATTGAAAGACTGCCTGGTGCAGCTGCCTAAATCTCTGGCTAAACAAGTAAAACCCTTCTTGCCACCAGAAGGATCATTTGACGAGGGAACCCTTAAGAGATACTTAAGAATGTTGAGGGATTTCGAGATGGAGGATCCCAATACATCAATGACTCTTGCTAATAGATTGCGTCTTGCATTCTTAGATATGCAACCTGAGACAATCTGCAATCGTTTTCCGAATGCTGATCTGCCACTTAAAAGAAGACTCAGATGTGTTGCAGAATACTTGATTAGGTCAGGAGAATTTGACAAGCTGCGAGATAATAAAGGAAACCTTTTAAAAAAACGTGGTGTCCTAGGTAAGATGGTCGTCATATACCAGCCGCTACCTAAAATGCTTGTAGTACTAAAAAGACAACAATTGATTCCCCATGTCTGATCGACGCGAAAAACTCTTGCTTCAAACACTCAGCAATCCGGCTGATCCCACAGAAGCAAAAATGCTTGACACTGTAATGAAATTGATCCTTGCGGATATGGGTCAACATTACACCCGATTCTGGGACGCTGAGGGACCAGGGGTCATGTGTATGCAACCAGGCCAAGAACGTGCTGTGGTGTGGATGACGCTTGAAGAATTGAGTTCTGCTGCGGACAAACTTGATTCAGAGAATAACGGCGACCTTGCGGAAACCTTTAGGCGTATCCTCAACGCTGCTCAACGCATCAAGCCAGATGAAAAAGCAGGTTACATCATCAACGACGATACTGGGTTAAGATATTTGGAAATCGATTACAACAAAACTTCTGATGGGGCTTCGTAGGGGTAACACAAGAACCGAAGATTTTGAATGGATTACAAATCGTGATCTTGTTGATTCTGCTCATCTAATCTTGGGTGAGATTGACCTGGATCCCGCAAGTTCAGTCAAGGCTAATGAATACGTTGGTGCTAAAAACTTCTACACACCAAAAGAAGATGGGCTGAATGACATGCCCTGGTACGGCAAAGTGTATTTGTTTCCTCCTAGCAAATCATATTTCTGGGATAAGAAAAACGATAGGTGGAAGGCTACCAGGGGTTTATCTCCTACTTTGACATCAGGTCATGCGCTTTGGTGGCGCACATTAAAAAAGAAATGGTTGGCAAATGAGATTGAACAAGCAATATTCTTTACCAATTTCCCGGACATGATTATGTACGGGCAAGATATGTTCGATCATCCTGTCTGCATTCTCAAGATAAGACCTTCTTTGATCAGGCATTATTATGCAGATGGTTCAACAAGAGCCATGAATACCGCCTGCAGCTTAGTGGTGTATTTGCATCCTAAGGAAAACGTAGAAGAAAAAACACAGGAGTTCGTGCAGATCTACTCAGAAAAAGGCAAGGTGCTTGTTTAAATTTTCTTAATGTTTTATCAAGGAATTTGGGTTATATTGGTTGAACTGACTGATTCAGTATGTCAATCCTAAGCGACAAAAAAATCAAAGAACTAGCCCTGGAGCAGGGAATGATTACTCCTTTTGAGGAGAAACTTGTTCGCGTTAAGGATGGTAAAAAAGTCATTAGCTATGGGTTAAGCTCATACGGCTATGATATTCGCTTTTCTCCTAAACAGTGTTTGATTTTTGGTCGTCCTTCAGAAGGTGATTGCGATCCCAAGGATTTTAATCGCGACATCCTTAAACCTGCTGAGTTACATACCGATGAGCGTGGTCAGTACTTCCTGTTGCCACCATATAGCTATTGCCTTGGCGTAGCAGAAGAGTGTTTAAAGATGCCTGAAGATGTCACTGCTTTGGCTATTGGTAAAAGCACGTATGCACGTTCAGGTATCCTTGCCAACTTGACACCTATTGAAGCTGCATGGGAAGGTCATCTTACTCTTGAGATCAGTAACTGCACCGGACTATTTAATCGCATTTATGCAGATGAAGGTATTTGCCAACTGATTTTCTTCCGTGGTGAACCGTGCAGCACTACGTACGAAACTAGGTCTGGTAAGTACCAGGGGCAGCCGCTAGAAGTTGTGGTTAGCAAAGTCTAGAAGAAGTCGTACGATCTACCTGAAAACGATTGGGGCTTAGCTGCATACTTCATGCCACCAGCAGGCCCCAGGCGATCACCCATGTCATATCGCGCTGGAGACCCGTCAACCAATGGTTCGTCAATCTGTCGCTTCTGGCGATATTTACCAGCAGATTTTGCTGCTTTCAGAAACTTACGAACACGATTCTGCTTTCTTTCATTGCGAGTATCTGCAATGGCCGCAGTACTTCTCTCATCTTCATCCAAGCGTCTTACGTCGACATCGTAGCTTCGTTCAGGGTTCAGGTCAGTGACGTATCCACCTGAACTAGCCGAATCTTTAGCGCGATTATAAGTAGGATCTGAAAAGCTTGCCATAGTAGAATTCTAATTGAGGTCAACCTAGATTTATAAAAAGCATGGATCGTTTCTTAGATGCTTTCATCGAGTCAAACGATGAAGTTAAAAGCAGGATGCTTGATGCATCTATGTTTGGTCAAGAGCTGGATGATGAGGAAGCAGACGTGCCTCTTTATGACCAATACAACCGTGGATTAGTTGCCACACAGAAAACTCGTCCTAGGATGAACCTGTCTTTAGATCCAATGCAAAAACGATGCGGAGTGACGGGAACGATTCCAAGTGCGGAGGAAGGGATTGCGATGGGTGCGATGCCCCAGCCTCGGACATTGATGATCGAACTGGATGCGGAACCCAGCGAAGAGGAGATGGAGATGTCTCGGAAACGTCGTGGTTTGAGCCGGTAGATACTGACGCAACTACTGATTGCCCTGGCGGCGTTTGTCCTGTGCCCTGGGTCGTAGAAAAAAAGCGTCCTGAATTATTTGATAATGTCTTGAAACCCAAGCATTACAATAGTTCAGGCATTGAGTGCATTGAAGGTATCGAAGCGCAGCTAACGCCAGAAGGATATAAAGGGTTCCTGCAAGGTAACTGCGCCAAGTACCTTTGGAGGTGGCGTGATAAAGGGGGTATTGAAGATCTGCGGAAGTGTAAGTGGTATCTTGATCGTTTGATCTCAATGGTGGATGATGAGCCCTAGAACGGGCTGCAAAGTCCTTCCTCATCATCGTCATCATATTCATCCTCGCCCACTGCCATTGCAAGCTGGGCGAGTTCAATGTCTGTAGGGATGTCAAAATCCAATTCAATCCCTTCTTCTTGCAGCATATCTTTTACTGCTTGAATCTCCAGGAGCCGCTGGCGATAGAGGTTTGAGAGTGCGACTACAAGCTGATCCCAGGTTAATTCTTGTGCCTCAAGTTCAACCCGACGCATGGCGAGCTGCAAATGAAGGGGCATTTCAAATTCCCTTGTTTCTGCAGATTGTCCCATGCGTAATCCGATTGCTTCTTTTATTTTACTCCCATGACTTGTAATTTGAATCCTCGTCGGCAAGATGAAACTGATTATTGAACTCAGCTAGTACATATGGATTAATCTGATTTTCCAGATTTCTGATTGCCCTGATTTCATGGGGTGTTGCAGAATACATCCTGAATGCTTTCAGTAGTACTTCTCCTGAGGTCCATGCATTGGCATTCATCTCAGATAAGAATAGACGTACTTCTTCTCTGCGTCGCTCCACAAGGTTACCAATGACCTTGTGTTGGTTATCAAAAACCCAATGCGTCATGGCCTCTGCTGCTGAAATCCATTCTTCTTTGTCACAGTAATCGATGATGTCACTGTAAAGAAAAGGATCCCAACCAATTGAGTGTATGAAGGACACCAGGGCTTCCTCCATAGAGTGATCTAGCCCCAAGTTGAGTTGTCTTAGATCATCTGCAATGACTTGAACTTCTTTCAAAAGATATTCAGCCGCCTTCTGCTTGGTACAACAATTACCCTGCTTCACTGGTGAACCATCAGGATAAAACTGAGTACCGTAGCCTACGCTATAAGGTTCTGCACCAGTCTCTGGATCGGGATATGCCCGTTCATTAAACCCCTCATAGAGCTTGATAAGTTTAATTGCCCGTGAGTAATCGGACATTGTATACAGGCATAATTATCTGTATTGTATCTAATTTATTCAATAATGGCTATACTTACCATTTCACTTTGTGCGACCAGAACCTGGCCGACATTTTACTTGGATTAGGATCTTGAGCATTATGTCTGGCGTAATAAGATTTTTTGCGAGCCTTATCTTTTTCTGTTTTAGGGTTTTTACCTGCGCCTTTAACGCCTTGTTGGCCAAAGCGAATAATTTTTTCTTCTCCCCCCTGGCACGCCTTCACCACATGTGATTTTGTTTTATGCCCAGGTGTTTTCTTTGGTTTATTGCAAGGCATTGAATCTTTGTGTATTTTTGCTGCCTTAGCTGCTTTTTTTCTTTTGTCTGACATTTTTACCCAAACAATGAGACTAGTGATCCAAAGCTTTGATCATCTTCCTCTTCTTCGCTGTCTCCAAAGAGATCAAAATAATCAGTCTTTTCTTCCTCTTCATTATAATCTTCTGTTTCTTTTTCTTGTGTTCCAAATATATCAAATTTTGATTCAATAGAACTCATTGAACTAAATGCAGAAAAAGGATCTCCACCTAAAGATGTGTCTTTAAAATCTTTTAAAAAGTCTCCGCTCATTACATCACTAATAAAATTTTGATCTTCTGGAGTAATGCCTTCCATAAAATCTTCTTCATAAAACTCTTTTTCTGTTCCTTCATATCCTGACTTTTGCGCTAGTTTGTAAAGATAAGAATCAGATTCATACTCTTCTACTGGAACATAATCTTCGTCTCTTTGGATATACTCAATACCTAAAAGTTCTTGTGTTGGTTTTTTCTTTTGTTTGTTTAAAGCTTCAATTCCCATTCGTATATCAGAAGCAGAACCCGTTCTTAAAACTTCTTTTACTAGTTCTTTGGTTTCCTCTAAGCCTTCTTCAGGGTTAATACCATTTTCTTCAAAAAACTCATTCCAGCTCTCATCAAATTCTGTAAAACTATCAATGTTACCAATCAAGCCATCTGCATATTGTTCCACAGGAACAAAATCTAAAAACACATTTTCACCTAAACTAGATTTCTCTTTCCGTAGTTCTGGGGCAAGCTCTTCATTTAAATATCTCAATAAATCTTTTGAAGTTGCAAAATCAGAAGATGGATCAAAGTTGGCTAATTTACCAATTAAATCATAATGTAATTTCGCAAAATCTTCTTTACTATTAAGGTCTAAACCATATTCATAAGACCATTGTTCCCAGGTCTTTCCATTAACTATTTCTTTGGGGTTTGTTTTGGCTTTCGTCCAATCTCTATCAACTCTTGCTTTCTGCTCTTGGTATAGTGGTTCTTTTTCTAAAGTGCCTCCTGTAGGATTAAAATAAAAATCAGCATCAAATATCCCTATCCCACCCGAGTTTTTTTGCAAGTCTTCAAGGAAATTTTGTGTCTTAAGACGCCCAATTTCTTTTAATTTATTTGAAACTGTTTGAGTTTGTAATATGTTTTCATTGCTTGGATCTACGTCAATATAATCTATAAATTCGTTCATTGAGCGAGAGTAATCAAATCGAGGCTTAAGGTAATCGTTGATAAAAGTCTGTGCATATTCTTTTTCTATTTGATATGTTTTTTCGGCATCAGTAGGGTCTTCAATTTCACTTAACTCTTCATACCTTTTAGTGAGCGTTTCATCAAACCATTTTTGCCAATTATATGTAACACTGTTGTCGGTACCCACAATACCACCAATAGTATTTTCTAGTTTTTCTTTTAGATCTTTTCCTCCCATAATCGACAAATACCCTCCTAATCCAGAATCACCAATAAAAGAATTTACAATATTTGATTTCATATTAGAGATGTCACTAAACCCTGGCATACCCTGAAATACTGCCATTTTGTTTTCTTGGGCTTTCGCTTTGTTTAGTTCATCTACTGTTTGCTTTAATACATCTAAAGTGAGTGCCCTAAATTGTTTTTCTCCTTCAATATCAGACATTCCCTGAATAAGTGAATCAAGTCTTGATTCTTTTGCTTCGTCAGTAAGCATACTGACATTTCGACCTTGCTCTTCTTTTCCGTATGTTTCATAATGCTGTTTTCCCCATTCACCTTTTGTCATTGCTTGGGTATTGTTGACGTTATTCGCCAGATACCTATCGTATGCCTCACTTAAATCACTGTGTGCATCGACATAATCAGCATACGCCTGTCCACCAAACAATAATTCTCTATATGCTTGAACTTCGGCATCTGTTAAAGAACGCCTTTCTTCCTGGTATTTTTCTGCACTGCTTATTCTTTTGGGTTGGGATTTAGGTTGTGGAGAAGCAACAAATTTTTCTGTATTAGTTGTTTTTGTAGAAGGTACTGCTGGTACAGGAAAAGTGTTAAACGCCATAACATTAAAAGCTTATGCTTCTGTCAATCCTGGTTTTAAATATTCTAAATCATCAGGAAACAAAGAAACAACGTTCCGATTTCTCCATGCCCTAATATTTTTCATTCTTTCTGGGCAAAAAAACTCTTGTTTTAAGTACCATTCTTCCATGTCATCGCTTCCTTTGTTTGAATTGCAACGACGACAAGCAGGAAGAAGATTGTGACAATTGGAAGAACCTGATTTAAACCTTGGTACGATATGATCTAAACTTGTTGCGGTATCACCGCAATAACCACATTCATGGTTCCAGGCTTCGTATATCTCTTCTCGAAATCGTTTTTTGGCAAGTTTGGGAGTTAGTTCTACAAGTAGAGCGAGGGGTTCTTCCGCACTTGCAAACATTATTCAACTGCCGTTACACTAATTCTACTTTGGTTAAGCCTGAAATAAAACTAACGGGAATCCTAAAGAAAACCTTAAATCCATTGACTTTTTGTGTTGGATGTGTAACCTGAAAAAGTCAACCGCAAACACTTGACAATGGCTTCCAGTGGCACCTGGCTTCCCGTGCACAAGGCGGAAAAGGTCCTTGGCATAGATCGCAAAGAACTCTTCCGTATGCGTGATGACGGAACCCTAAAGCTTGGACCGCATTACGCAGCGTTTCCTGAGACCCGCTCCAGGGACACCTACCGCTGGAACGTCTTCAAAGTACGCAAAGCTCTTGCGAAGCTGAATGAAACTTCTTGTTGACAGGAGCGTAGATCAGCTTACGCATTTTGTAAGCAACCAACAGATTAGGGATGGTCAGCTTGATCGTCCCTTTTTTAATGCTGTCGTTTAGCTTTTCTGTCATGCGTTGCCACTTCTCTTCTGTTTTGACAGGCTGCCTTTCCTTGAGCTGGAAAAGAGAAACCCACTGTGGGTGCAGTGGGCGGATAGGGCGTTTCTTGCTTTCGATGATGATCTGGTTGTCGTCGGTCCAGGTAAATCCCTTTAACTCATCAGGAGATTTGCCATATACAGATACCATGCCATACAACCAGCCAGCCTTACGCAGGCCGGAAGTTGTCAGCATTTGAAAACATTCGTCAATAATACGTTGGTCGTGGAGCGGATTAGCAGAAATCATTCGGTGTACCTAGCTTGTTGCAGTCACTATACACACTCATCTTCTCTTTTGCCGTAACAATTCTTCTTATAACCCAGCGTTATTGCGGGTTGAATTCATTATAAGCCATTACAATCCACTAGGCAGGACACCACTTGCGAATGCTGCCCATGCTAAGCCAATCGCCTCGATCGTGGAACGCTCACCTGATCCATATGGCAAGTTGACAACATCACCTGCATGATACACAGCAGGATTACCACTTACTTGAACCTCACTGTCACCAAACTTTCTTTTTGCTCTTTGTTCAGTTGAGTAAATAAAATTGGTTTCAACGATATCACCAAAGTTAGGTCCTGTCATGATGCTGGACTACCCCCTTGAGAAGGTCTATAAGCTGTACCGTTTTTATCGTACATGATAAACCCTTGCATTAAAATAAAGGTTGATGGCACGTTAAACAACTTTTGCATCATCGGCATCATCATTGGTGCTTGGCAGTTGTAAGGCGGAACATCCATATAAGACAAGCCATATTTTAATAAATTTGTTGCAGCTTGCTCTTGCTCTTTTTCTGTTTTCTCTACTAATCTCTGTTCCCATTCGGCCATACCTTCTTCCATCACAGGGAAATCAGATGGCTCAGGTGGGAACACACCCTCTTCATACTTCATTGCATAGATATGTTTGCAGTATCTAAATTCATCAAGGAGTGGTGTCCATGTATCGGTTAATGATGTAATAACATTACCTACAGCGGAATAATCATTGAACGAAGGTAGGCCTTCTGCTTTTGCTCCAGGGACAGAAGGGTCGCTGGTGCTGCGGGTATACACAGATCCAAAATCCCTAAATACACCAGGATCATCCCTGGTGCTGCCTGGTATTGTTAATGAGTTTGGCGTGACTGTCGGAGGTATATTGTATTCAGGTGCCGGAGAAATGATCTCCATCTGCCTATTGGTTAAGGCATCTGTCATTGCTTGGTTGGCAACCTTGCCAGCAATACGCATGACTTCATATCGACCGGGCTTTAAATACGCTGCACGACTAAGAGGGAACTTAGTGCCTCGACGTTGACCAAGACTTGACAGGTATGCATATTCTCTTCGCGTAAAGTCTTGACAAGAACAACAGTACCTTGTCCCAGTCATAAAGTAACGCCCAACATTCGGCGGTCTAGTTGCTGGTGTAACTAAAATGCGATCAGGTGTTGCTTCTACAGACCCACGTTTTCTTAGGGTAAGAATACCGGTAAAAGGATTTGTTTCTACAAGAACTGCTTGTACGTAACCATAACGAGTTTGATTTGCAGGATTAATGGTATCTCTTGTGATTGGAACACCGCCTACATCAATAATTCTGTCTTCTAGAATCTCACCATTAATAGCTTTGATGCCACCTGGCACCCCAGGTACAGCAACATAAAGTGGAGGTGGCAACGGATTCGACGTGCTCCACGTACCTGCTAATTGTACGTACCAGAACTCATCGTCTTCTGTTACGGAGGCTATAGCTGCTGGCGTGCCACCGCTATCAAGTACATTATCAAAGCGCAGGCTACCCGCTATCCGTGCACCAGCCCAGTGCATACCAAGTTCTTTATTCTTGGTTGGAAACCCTTTAAAAACACCTGGAATGGTTGGTGGATTACCTCCTGTTCCAGGGGTACCTGCAGGAATAGGAATAAAGTATTTAAAAGAGTAATCAAAAGAATTATCAACGATAGAAGCTGTTGCTAATTCGTATCCTCGTCTCCAACGAGACCAGGCAGATTCTCTGTTTACTGTGTATAAAGAATCAGGAATACTACCGCCAAACTCAGATTTAATTGGTTTAACAGAAAAATCATCTTGTCCCCTTGGTTTACCAAAGTTACTAAATGAATTGCCTGAGCGGCGTGCCATGACTATTTAAAAGAAACCACCCTGTGCGTAAACATGTGCACCATTGGTATAACCAGAGACGTTAGGTCCATCAGGGAATACACCAACGTAAAGGCGATCACCACGTTCTAGGTAGATTCCCTTATTGCGTAGAGGTGCAGTTTCACCAAGACCATTTGTATTACCTGCTGCCATCACGGGAATTGCAATCTGAGGTAAGTTATCAGAACAATCGACTTGCTGCGTATCTGCTGGTACTGTTTTTGAAAACACTACACGGTAATCACCAGAAGCGGGGATTGGTGTTGTCGTACCACGGGTTTGGTAGAAAACAAATGTTGCTGCGGGTTGATGACCGTAGACTGCCCCCTGGTACGTAAAGCCACTTGATGTGCCACCAGAATATTCAAGTGATGTATTTACTCCAGTTAATGTAGTTGTGCCTGTATATGTATAATACCCATAACCGCTAGCCGGTGCGGTACCAACGACTCCGGTGTCTTGAACAAAAACAATTTGACCACTAGACAAAGAAATTACGTTGCCTGAGGTTCCGCTTGAAACTGTATAATCTGCATCGCGATAAAAATCATTACGAACAATGGTAATTGAATCAATTACACCACCGCTGTTATTGTCTTCACTCAAGTTAGCATCCATATCCACCAGGAGTGCTGGAGCTTGTCCGCCTTGAACAGATAGTGTGTTACTTGCTTGGCTTCCAACAATTTGCGATGTAACCCTGACAGCGTCAAACAAAGGACGGTCTGTAAACAAGGGTTGCTTGTTGGTACTGGTGCTACTCATTTCACGTTGGCTTTTATTTTACTATTGTATCTTATTGGAACAGCTGAGGCATAAGCATAGGCATAAAATTTCCTGCAAGTGGTTGAAAGAATCTGCTCGTCAATAAAGTCGCTGGGTTTTGTCTTGGTTTAAACAAGTTCCCAAGCATCATCATTTTTGTAAGATTTGATGAATTATCCCTAGTGGTTGCTTGAGTTGCTTGAGTTGCTTGTGGTTGCTGTGTACTTGTAGTATCTACAGGAGTTACTGCTTGCTGTCCATACACTTTTTGGATATCAGCAAGTTTTTTTACAGGTTGACCATAAAAACTTACTCCCTTTTCTGTTGGAAAAGATGCCCATTCTGGAGCCAGTCTTGCAGCAACTCTAGGACTAAGGCCTTCTTTTTCTAATGTTGCAAGACCACCAATTGGAAGCAAACGATCTCGAACCAACTTTAATGCTCCAAGGTCTTGCGCTTCTGGTCCAAAATCTTTTAAATTTAATCCAGAAGCAACCATGTTCCAAGTAGGGGGCAAAAACTGATAGGCGCCTGCAGCAGCACTGCTGTATCTACCCTTACTAACTACAGTGTCTGGATGGCGGCTTAAATCGTTAAATGTTCCTCCGCCAAACAGTATCCTATAAGGATCCTTGCCAAGATTTGTTCCTTCTGCGTAACGAATAGAGCGCAGTATGTTTTGTCCAAAAGGACTAGAACGCGCCCGTCTTAATATATTTATCTCTCTGGGAGATGCCATATCACTCTTCTCCTTTACGTTTCTTCATGCCTTCTGCGTATTTACGCATGAAGTCTTGAACACCTGCTGCTGCGGTATCCAGTTGACCGATACGACCTTCTTCATCCATCGGAATCACTGGTTGTGCTGGGCCAGGGGGAGTCAATCCTGCCAT